ATTGCACACGCTACAACAAGTACGAATGTAAAGATACTCGTACCAAGTGGAAGTGTGGACATGAGAGAATTTGAACAAAAGTGGGCACAGCCGGGTGTAGCTATAGAAGTAGATTTCGACCAAGGTGCTCCACAACCAGTACAGCCACTTCCTTTACCGAATGAGCTGTATCAAAATGAACAGACTGCTAAAAATGATATCGACCATCAATTGGGATTATACGAGATGATGATGGGGAACAGTGCAACTGCCCCTCAAACGTATAAAGCAACTATCTCTCTTGATGAATTTGGTCAACGTAAGATGAAGAGTAAGCTTATGGATATCGAAGCAGGTTTAAGACGAGCTGCTGAGGTCATCATACCTCTAATGCAACAGTTATATACTGTAGAAAAAGTGGCACGTGTTGTTCAACCTAATAATTCCATGTCGGAATATGCTATTAACAAAAAGTTGTTCGACGATAAGGGTACAGAAATAGGAGTCTTTAACGATATCACCGTTGGAAATTACGATGTTGTTATTGTTACTGGTTCTACGTTACCGACTAATCGTTACGCTCAACTTGAGTTATATATGGATGCATATAAGAATGGTATTATAGACAGACAAGAAGTGTTAAAGAAGACAGAAGTCTTCGATATTGAAGGTGTACTTCAGAGAACCGATACTATTGCTAAACTTGAAGCAGCTATGGAAGATGCTCAAGAGCAAATTAAAGGACTGAAGGGAGACCTTCAAACTCGAGAGCGTGAAGTTTATCATGCTAAGCAAAAGGCTGAACTCGAGAAATTCAAGGGCGATATGGATAAGACCTCAACCCGTGCTAAAGCGGCAGGGACTATATTCGAAAAACGCCTTGATGATGCGACTGGACAAATTCGCAAAGAGGTAGCTAATGCCTCTAAAGAAACCAAGGATACCCCCAAGAAGTCCAGCAAGGGCTCCAAAAAATAGGAAACCGTAAAATGGCTAATCAAGAGACAACTCAGACAATAACTGACTCTCAAGTTGAGGAACACATTTTTGGCACATCGGACAGTAATGACCCGTTTGCTGAAGTTGAGGAATCACAGGAGGCTGCACCACTTTCCCCACGGAATAACGTAGTAGCAGCAGTTCCGGCTCAACCTCAAAAGGAAGAAAACGATGATGTTAGATTCGAGTATTGGCAATCTGAGGCTGACAAACGTCAGAATAGGATAACCAATCTGGAAGATACTAATCAAAAACTACAGGACCAACTGCTCAGCAAATTTGAGAGTCCTCCTGTAGCCCAAGGGCAACAGCAAGCACCTGTACAAGTGAAAGAGGAAGAGCAATCTTTTCCTCCACCCCCCGATAAGCCGTCCAAACCACAAGGTTTTGACCGAACTGATGCGTATTCAGACCCAAGTTCTGAAAGTGCTCTATATCTTGATAACGTAGAAACTTGGAGAGACAGTATGGATGAGTATAATCGACTTCATGTCGAATACCAAGGTGCTGTTCTTCAGGCTGACCGTGCAGAGATGAAAGAGGCAGAAGAAACTCGGGCAACTGGTCGTAGGCAAGCAGAAGAAGCCGCAGCACGTGACTCTGAATTAAGAGAATCCCTGCGTAAAGATTACGATGCAGCCCCAGAGGCGATAGACGACTTCATACAGAAGATGTCTGACCCTTCGTCAGTTACAGTTGAAAATCTGTGGAAATTATACCAATTGGACCATGGTGGAATGAATAGAGCCGCCCCTGTTGAGCAACGTCAGACTGAACCGTCTGATGAGTTTAAGCAGGTACGCAATGCTCAAAGCATCCCAAGTCCAATGGGCGTAATGCCGTCTTCCAATAGAGAGCAAGTAGGCAGTAGCGAAGACCGCATTATGGATGACATGCTTAGGGATTATAAAGCTCAGAATCCCTTTGACTAACGATAAATTCTCGCATAAAGGAGATTAAATATCATGGCTGACCAATATAGTGTTAGTGCAGGAAATGCTCTGAACTCAGCAGTGAGTATGGACCAATCCAGACGGATGTTTAACTTCGGTGAACGTATTGCAGAATTAGCCCCACAGCAAAGTCCTTTCTTTGTCTATTTGTCGAAAGTTGCTAAGAAGTCCACTGACGACCCGGTTTTCAAGTTTCTTGAACAGCGTCATCAATGGCAACGTAGGAATTTTCAAATAGAGACAGAACATCCAGCAGATGTATCATCTGCGAATGTTTATGTCGTACAGGGAGATGGAAGTACCACAAATGACATAATTGTCAAAGTTGGTTGTTTATACGATAAATATGGACGGAGTCAGAGTGTACTCGAAACTCCTGAATATTTTGTTGTAGGACAACTTGTTGACATGGAAGTCGATGTTGGTACAAATGCTGCCGGAGCAAGTACTGCTAAAAAACGTATGATTGCAAAAGTTTCCGCAGTTGGTACTAAGACCGCAAGGTCTGGTTCCAGTGATGGTGACGTAGCAATTACCTTAGCACCTGTGTCTGTAGATGGTTCCGCATTAGTCGGAACTGAAACAGCGAAGTTTTTTCACTTTGCTGATGGCTACATGGGACAAGTAATAGGGAGTGCGTTTGCTGAAGGTTCTGAAGACCCAGCGGGTTGGAAGGACGAATTGTATGACAGAGAGGGGTATGTGCAGATTTTTAAAACTGCTATACCTTTATTCTCTGGTACTGCAATGGCGACACGTTATCGTGGTAAAGCCGATGAGTATAAACGAGTTTGGCAAGAAAAACTCATGGAACATAAAATGGACATCGAGCATGCAATGCTCTTTGGCGTTGGACGTTCTGATGAGTCTATTTCCGGACCGATTAGACACTCATGGGGTATCATGCCCTATGCTGAAAAGTATGGATATAAAAGTTCAAATTCGAACGCTTTCTCATATGGCGACGGCTCAGCAGCCGGAGCAGCATATGACGATTTCTTAGACTGGCTCAAAGACTATATGTCTCCTGAGTCTGGCAATAGTGGAAGTAAGCTTGTATTAGCTTCACGGAAAATCATTGCTTGGTTTAATAAAATCGGTGATAAGAGTTCGTTCTTGGGTAATACTATCGGTGCTGAACAGTATCGTATGGATGCACAGAACATCAAGGGTGCCTTCGGGCATTCAGTTACAAAGATAAATACTGTCTTTGGTGACCTTCATTTTATTGCTGAGCCTTTGCTCAGAGATATGTATGAAGATACCGCAGTAATTGTCGATATGAAAAATGTGGCTTATCGCCCATTACAGGGTAACGGTGTTTCTCGTGATACTCATATTATCACAAACGTACAGAATAACAATGTTGACGGTAGAAAAGACATCATCTTGACCGAAGCCGGTCTTGAAGTCCAACTTCCAGAAACACATGCTGTTCTATCCTTCTCATAGGATTATGGCGATTGGGGCGGTCTTCGGACCGCCTCATGACCCTACTCTTCCAGTGGAGGGAGTAGTGTCTTCTAATAAAGTAGGAGACAAGTGGCAAAGTAGTAAACTCGATAGTACGAGACGAAAACAAAATATTTTGAATAAGAAAAAGAAGAAGTAATGGCATCCTTTAGCGACCAGATAAAATCATTTACAGGTAATATCACAGGCTTGACCAGTCATGTAACTCAATACTTACTTGATGGAAGAAACGATGTTATTGCAAGACTGGAAGCGATGAATCCCGATATTCTAAACTTATTTACAAAAGATGGTGCTTTGATAGATGGTAATGGTTTTGACCTATCAGACCATCAAAAGATTTTAAATGTCAGACGTGGTACACACAGGGCGGTACCCGTTAATATACAGTATCAGGACTCATTATCCGACTCTGAAAGTATTTATTATGCTCTTCCTGAGAGCCCGGGTTATTTTATAACCAATAGTAGGCTCTATATAAAACCTGACCCGGCTAATACGTCAGGAAATAAGGGGGCGATAACCATAGTCGAATATGGGGCAATAGATGATTCGGCTGGTACAATAGCAACTTTCCCATCGACTTGGTATCATGCTGTTGTATTATATGCAGCAAAGGGAATACTCCATATAAAGCTGACAAATTTAAGGGAAGCCTTACCAGATGACTTAGATAGTGACCAGACTGTATTCGATATAGTTAGTGATTTTGCATTCACTAATACTGGCTACTTTCAGACAGCTCCTGCTGCACCTTCTGCGGCAACAGGATTTTCAGGAGCAATAGGAGATGAAGGTTCAATAGCATCTTTTGGGCAAGCACCTACATATGATGCTCCTGAGTTTACACTGGAGGGTAATGATTACCCAAGTATTACTGCTATAAACCTTACCAAGGCTGGGAATGCTTTGATAAGTCTTGATGCTGGAGATATTGAGGCTCCGGGTGGAGGGGCAGCATCTGTTGGAGATTTAGGAACTGCTCCAGATTATACTGCACCTAATCTATCAACTATAACTTCGGCAGCCGGAACAGACTTACTTGACATTGTAACTGTAGCAGGTACTCTTAATGACAATACTGACCAGATAGACTTCTCAAAATGGTGGGATGTTTTATCAGAACTTATAGAAGACGAAGAAGATATAGAGTTAGCTCAGGTTCAAATACAAAAGATTTCAACATATGTACAGGCTTTCGGTGGAATGCTGAACCAATATCAAGCAGAGACCCAGAACGCATTAAATGTATTCAACGAAGAAAATACTGTTTATCAAGCTAATCTACAGAAGATTACCACTAATGCTCAATTAACTGATGCAAAGCTTGGTAGAGATTTACAAGAGTACAGTGCACAATTACAGCAACATGCACAAGAAATAAATAATGCTGTCACTAAATATAATACTGATAATCAGATAGCTCTCGACAAATGGAAGACAGTGTATCAAAATAGATTACAGCAATACAGTGTGGATATACAGAATGCTCTAAATGATTTCAATGTAACATCTGCTGTTTACCAAGCGAATATACAGAAGAGTATAACAGCATTTCAAACTAAAGCAAGTATACTCACTCAAGAAGGCAACAATGTCTTAGCTGCTCAGAGTCAACAATACTCTGCAAACCTTCAAAGGTACGGTTCTGAATTGCAACAGTATCAGGCAGACGTATCAAAGGAAATTCAGTTATATGGCACTAACCTTGGTAAAGCGTTACAACTCTATCAAGCGGTACAAGGTAAAGATACCTTAGAATACAACTGGATACAGGGTCAATTACAATATGTAACCCAACTATACGAGCAAGAATTTGGACCTGCCTCAATGGATAAGCCTGAAAATACAGCTAATGTAGGAGTTACTCGATGAAATTGAAGCAGATAATAGAAATCGTCCAACAACATCATCCGGACATAGGCATCGTTGAGATAAAAAGTATGCTTAATCGTGCACAAGATGAGTATTCAGCCAGAACAAGGATACTTGAATCTGCTGATGAATTCCCACTTGCTGAAGGACAGCGTGGATATAAATTAGATGACCATCATCTTGAAATTAAAAGTATAGACTTCGATGGTTCCAGTATAAATAGATTAGCTGGAAGACCAACAAAGAGAGATTTGACATAATGGGTATGAACGTAAAACAGTGGGTATATTGGACTGAGCGTGGAGCTTTATGGATAGCTGAATACGACCCTGTTACGCAAGAATTTTCTTCTCCGGGCGTTGACG